TGGGACGCCAGCCGGGGCGTCAGCGTGGCGGAGATGGGCGAGAGACAGGGCGTGGTGTTCGAGCCGGGGGACAACCACCGGCTTCCGGGCTGGATGCAGATGCACTACCGGCTGCAATTCGACGAGCGGGGCGTGCCAATGATGTACGTTTTCCGCACGTGCAGGCACTTCATCCGCACGCTGCCGCTGATGCTCTACGACGACGTGCACCCGGAGGACCTGGACACGGACCTGGAGGACCACGCCATGGATATGGCGAGATACGTCTGCATGGCGCGGCCCATTAATCCGCCGCCGACGCCGACGAGGAAGGCGAGGGGCTACGATCCCCTCAGCGTGGACGAGCCGGAGGACCATCTGGAGTGGTACAGGCGGTTTTAGGCACTATGACAGGGTGGGCCACGGGGCCCGCGAGGAGGACAGTATGGACGAGTTGATCAAGCTGGCGCCGCCGGGGGTGGCGAATGCTTCCCTGGTGGGGGCGCTGCGGCTGGGGCCGGAGGCTGAGGCCGGGCCCATCGGGAAGAAGCAGATCCAGGAGGCGGCGCAGACCCTCCGGGACTACAAGGCGGGGAAGGCAAACCTGGAGAACAGGATCATCCAGGAGGAGCTTTGGTACAAGCTCCGGCACTGGGACACCATCCGCCGGGACGAGGGATACCTGCGCAAGTGCGGCATCAAGAAGGGGGAGCTTTACCCGGAGCCCAGCTCCGCCTGGCTCTTCAACGTGCTGGAAAACAAGCACGCCGACGCTATGGACAACTTCCCGGAGCCCATGGTGCTACCCAGGGAGGCCAGCGACGAGCAGAGCGCCAAGGTGCTCTCCTCAGTGCTGCCCGTGGTGCTGGAGGTCAACGAGTTCGAGGCCACATACTCCGCAGGCTGGTGGAGCAAGCTGAAGCACGGTACCGCCGTCTACAGCGCCACCTGGGACAGCCGGAAGGACAACGGCCTGGGGGATATCTCCGTGCAGGAAATCGACCTCCTGCGCATCTTCTGGGAGCCGGGGATCACGGACATCCAGAGCAGCCGGAATCTCTTTATCGTGGACCTGGTGGACACGGATATTCTGGAGCAGCAGTACCCCCAGCTCCACGGGAAGGTGGGGGACAAGAGCTCCGTGGACGTGGCGCAGTACGTCTACGATGACAGCGTGGACACCAGCAAGAAGAGCGTGGTGGTGGACTGGTACTACAAGCGGCAGACGCCGGAGGGGCGCACCGTGCTGCACTACGTGAAATTTGTGGGGGACTATCTCCTCTACGCCAGCGAGAACGAGCCGGAATACGCCCAGCGGGGCTATTACGATCACGGGCGCTATCCCGTGGAGTTTGACGTGCTGTTCCCGGAGGAGGGGAGCCCGGCGGGCTTCGGCTTCGTCTCCGTCTGCAAGGACCCGCAGATGTACATTGACAAGCTCTACAGCGCCCTGCTGGACCACACCGTCAAGGCCACCAGGCCCCGCTTTTTCGTGGCTACCAGCACCGGCGTGAACGAGCAGGAGTTCCTTGATTGGACGCGGCCCATGGTCCACGTGGAGGGGACGCTGGACGACACCCGGATGCGGCAGATCGAGCTCTCCCCCGTCGGCGGCGACGTGTTCAACGTGCTCCAGCTGAAAATCGAGGAGATGAAGGACACGGCGGCCAACCGGGACGTGAACAGCGGCGGCACGGGCTCCGGCGTGACTGCGGCCTCGGCTATCGCCGCCTTGCAGGAGGCCGGGAACAAGGTTTCCAGGGACATGATCGCCGCCAGCTATCGCAACTACGTCCAGCTCGGCAAGCTCGTTATAGAGCTCATGCGGCAGTTCTACGACGAGACCCGCAGCTTCCGCGTCACGGGGCCGGAGGGGGCTTTTGAGTTCGTGCAGTTCTCCAACGCCATGATCGCGGAGCAGCCAATCGGCTTCGCCTCCGACGGGGTGACGGAGCTGTACCGGCTGCCGGTGTTCGACCTCAAAATCAGCGCACAGCGGAAAAATCCCTTCTCCCGGATGGAGGCCAACGAGCGGGCCATGGAGCTTTACACGGCGGGCTTCTTTAACCCGGAGCGGGCGCAGGAGGCCCTGGACGCCCTGGAGATGATGGACTTTGAGGGCATCGACAAAGTGCGCAAGCGCGTGGAGCAGGGAGCGACGCTGCTGAATATCGTGCAGCAGCTCCAGGCGCAGGTGGAGCAGCTGATGGCGCTGGCGGGGGTGCAGCCTCCGGCGGCGGAGGAGGCGCAGGAGGGCGCTGCCGGGGATGGCGGGCGGCCACAGGCCGCCCCTACATCGGGCGCAGGCGGGCGTACGGCGGCGGACGGGATCATGGAGAGCCGGACGCCCAGGAGCAGCTACACGGAGCGGCTGGTAAGCCGGAGCAGGCCGAAGGTGGAGGATTAGGCATGGTTGAGGCGAGATTCAGAATCAAATTGGGCGTGGGGCACACCCTCACCGTGACCGGGCACGCCACGGGCAGCGAGGCCACCTGCGCGGCTGTGAGTTGCCTGGTGCAAGTGCTGGAAACGGCGCTTGATGATCTCATGCCTGGCGCGTTCAAGTGCAAAAAGAGCATCAAAAAGGGCAAAGTAACGATCAGCGCAATAGACACGCCTATTACGTACATGCTTTTCCGGACCATCAAGCACAGCTTTATGCGGCTGGCAGCCGCGGACCCGAAGAGGGTGCGCGTGATCGAGGAGGAGGACAACGATGAGCTTTGACCCTGTTAGCTATGCGATGGGACGCAAGGCCGGTGGCGGCGGGGGCGGGGGCAACCCCAACTATGTGGAGACGATTGAAGGGACGTTGTTTTCTCCGTTTGGAAACCATACGCAGGACGAATTACTAAGCGGAATTGATGCGGGGGAGATTACGACAATTTTAACAGTTTCTTTAGGCGGTAAAGAGTACACAATACCGGGACAGAGAAACGCTAAAGTTTTGTCATTCTCGCGGCTCATTCGCCTTGACGTGGGTACAGGCAGCACTTCTTACATGGCTGCTGTCAGTATTACCTACCAACCAAAAGGTTTTAACACTACTACATCTAGTTACTACAGTTCCGGATCGTGGACAATAATCGAAACAGAAGACGCAAAAGAAATTCCCTGCACTCTCACCATCATTCACCACCCGCTGCCCGAGAGCGGCACTTAAAAGGAGTACGACTAACAATGCCTAATAAAGAGCTTGAACGCCGTTCTTATAGCTTTGAGGTGACAGCGCAGGACGCCTACGCCAAGGGCGACAAGGTGCGCTATCCCGACGAGAGAGGCGACGTGTGGATCAGCGACGTGGACGGCAACGTGTGGGAGCCTGGTGTCTACGGCTGGACGCGGGAGGTGTAGGGCATGACGGTATCGCAGGCAATCGCGAACGCGCAGGCGGTGACGGGGCAGGTTTTCGATCAGGCAACGCTGCGGCGCTGGCTGTCGGAGCTGGACGGGCAGCTCGCGCTGGACCTGTATCACGCCGACGCCTGGACGCCCTACAGCGTCGCCGACGACGCCTCCCTGCTGTTAGTGCCCTACCCCTGGGACGGGCTGTACGTGCACCACCTGGAGGCCATGACGTATTTTTCCAACGGGGAGTATGACCGCTACGCCAACGCGCTTTCCATGCGGGAAAACGCCCTGGGGGAGTTCAAGCGCTTCGTGCAGCGCAAGAAGGGCGTCTGCGGGCGCATCCGCGTGGTGCAGGCCGGGGACGGCGGCACGGCGGTGACGATCATCGACGAAGGCGCCCCGATCTGGAAGTACGTCAGCGCCTACGGGACGGCGGTGCTGCGGGGACGCGCAGGCGGCAGCGTGGATGAGTGGCTGGACAGCCTCAAGGGAGCGGACGGGGAGCCCGGCCCTCCCGGCCCTCCCGGCGCGGACGGCAACGTGAGCTTTGACGAGCTGACGCCGGAGCAGATCGCCATGCTCAAGGGCGACGACGGCGAGGACGGCGTGAGCCCGGTGCTGAGCATCGGGACGGTGACGACGCTGGGGCCTACGGAGGCGGCGACGGCCTCCATGGGCGGCACGGCTGCGGCGCCGACGCTTAACCTGGGGATTCCCGGCGCGAATCTGTGGGCTGGGACCAAGGCGCAGTACGACGCTATGGAGACACACGACCCGGCGCGGCTGTATCTGATCACGCGCTGCCCGGCGGCTATCAGCGTATCGTCGCCGCCGACGAAGACGAGCTACACCGTGGGGCAAGCGCTGGCGCTGGCCGGGATCGCCGTCAGCCTCGTTTACGACGACGGGGCAAGTGAGATCGTGCCCAACGGCGCGTGCACCTTCTCCCCGGCGGACGGAACGACGCTGGACACGGCGGGCACCGTGACGATCACGGCGAGCTACGTCAAGAGCGGCGTGACCTACACGGCGACGACGACGGTGACGGTGGCGGCGGCAAGCTGAGGCAACAGGGTACGGGGGGCGCGTGATTCAGCGCCTGGCGGCGCTGGCGTCCTGGCGGACGCCCCCTACAAAAAGGGTTGCGGGCGGCAGGTGCCGCCCCTACGGGAGGACGGCATGGGAAGTATCAGAATCGGGGGAAGGGAGCCTTCCCTGCTGCGGCTGGGGGACATGGAGGCTTATGAGGCTTACGCGGGCGACGAGCGGGTGTGGCCGGGGACGGAAACCAAGCTGTGGCTGCATCTGACCAGCAAGACGAGCGTGACGCTTTATTACGA